GATTTGAACACGAGGGAGGTGCTTTGCCCACTCCACGCTTTGAATGTCACGTTTATCGCGATAATATAAATCGTGGTTACCAGGAATAAAATACACATGTTCAAAGTTGTCATTCATATGCTCCAGTGCTTGCAGGCTGTAGTTTAAGGTAACAATGTTTAGGCTAGCACGATTGTTGTGCCAGTCACCCAGGAACAAGCAAGTCTCACAACCTTGTTCTCGGGCCTTGGTGGTGGCCCACTTCACAAAGTTTAGGCAGTCCTCATTGTGTTGAGTGCTGTTGCTCTTGAGTCCAAAATGTATGTCTGTGAAGACCGCGGCTTTGCGAAATAGATTTGTCATCGGTTCCTTTAATCCACAATTTTACAGTCTATAGCTGCTGAAGTCAATTCCTTTGGCAAGAGATTATATAGATTGGTGCCAAATACTCTCTGCAAGGTGGCAATAATTTGATCGTATATTGGTTGGTATTTTTGTTCACACACGGCCACTGCTTCTGAATAATTTGATATGATGTCTTGAGACCGATAAGGATTCTTTACAAAAAAAATATTATCAAAATGTTCTTGTAAATTGTCCAGCAAACTAAATTCAACATGTTTGTTATATAACATTTTCAAACCCAACAGCACATCTACATAATTGCAAATTTTTTCCAATGTAAGTTGATAGTTGGTAGTTGAAAGTTTTATTGGTTTCCACTTGGATGTAATTTGACAATTCTTGTCAATATTGTGTCTATTAGATACTATTATTCCATACTTTTGACCAATAGCATCACTGCAAACCTGGTCAATGAATTTCTTACGTAATACACTAATAATTTTTTTAGCATTAACCAATTCTGTCAACTTGTTAGATATTAACAAATTATCGTCATGATGCAAATAATTATGTACATTGGTAATACCTTTGAGTACATGTGTACCTGATCTCCCGGGTGTAAAGATAATGTCAGGACCCGACTGCAGACACGATAATACCACCGGCTGCAAGAAAACAACTTGATCAGCACAACTTAACCGACTAAATGTAGAGATTAACCATTGTTCCTTGCTGTAGTTGTCTCCCCAGACAGGTTCAAGATTCGCAAGATCATTCTCATATGCTGTAATAACTTTTACTATTTGTAAACTTTGTTTGGCATTAAATAATTCTTTAATGTCAAATACATCAGCAGTGGTCAAATCAGTGCAAATAGATGTTGCACTAACCAACTGATATTTTTCTTGCAAGTCTGTTGCATCAGGCCAGGGATCGTTTAGGCACACCATCTGGGTACAATTGTAAAATTTGCTGGCCCAGGGTTTAACCAGGCAATTGCCGTTGTGCAATAGTAAAAACGACACAAATTACTCTGGATAGGTAGTGATAGTGACCGGACCGCTCATGGCTGCCATTGAGTGCTTGCCAGAATTTTGTCGTGTCCATGAAGGATTGAGTCCGTTCATCTCCAAAATGTCATCGCGAATGTTCTGACTTTTCTTTTCGATGTTCAGGATACGAGTAAAGCTATTGGTAATAGCGGCAGTATAATACGCAAAAGGATTCTGCGATTTGGACTCGTCAAATTGCAAGCCAATCTGGCTGAGTTGCAGCAGGGCTTGTCCACGCATTTCTTCATTGTAGGTGTATCCTCTCCAGTTGGATCTTGTGGCATAACGCTCACACAGTTTCATGAACATCATGGCCAGCTTGCGTGTCATGTCACCGTGGTCCTTGGAATATACACCAGTGGCTAAGTCTCCCTGCCAGTGACTACGACCCACAATAAACGGCACCTTGGCATCGTCTATTCTGTAGTGTTCAAACGGCGGGAAGTTCACCCGCACATGATTCATGTCCAGCACAGGCGCATCCAGAATATCCGCTAAGGGATCGTCTTCTACCACGTCATCAAGATCCAGAATATCTTCCAGTCGGCTGCGCTTTTTGGCTTCGGCCTTGGTGATTTTTTTGGGTGCCCGAGGAATGTGATCCCAGCATGAGATGCGGAACACAATGTCTGTGTTGGGAATTTTCTTTGGATCCACAATGGTGCCCTCACGCCGGAGTCGATCGGCTCGGTTGCGCCGGGCTTCGGCTATGGTTCTCTGATTGATCTTGTCAAGGGATGGCAAAATAATATCAAATTGATGATCCAGCGCCGGATCCTGATACCAGCAATAGTTGTTTTTGCTAAGGTGAATTTCTTTGAGAATATCCCTGTTGTTGAGATAGTTGACGCGGGGAGCCGCCTTGGGTAGTAATGACATAGGTGTCGTAGTCTCCTGATATGTACTTAGTATAACATATTTGCAGCAGTTGTCAACCTTTTGTTTAACTACGCCGTTAAAAATTTGGGTAAATAAGATATAGGAAACAATAATTATGGCAGGATATGATGCAAACAAAGCAGCAGCTTATAACAGGCTGGTGCAATCGGGCATGTCTCAAGATGCGGCGTTTATACAATCCGGCATATCTGAAGCTGACACCGGTAACTACTCCCTTGGCAGTAATGGCCAACTGGGCGCCACTATAGCCGGCGGCGGTAAAGTTGCAGGTGTTGATTATGATAAAGTAACTGCTGCTAATGTTGCAGAAAGTAATAGATTTAATCAAGGCCTAGCGTCTTCATCTAACTTTGAGCAAGTTGATTATGCCGAAGATGCCAAAGCCCCACCGGGTAAAGTTACCCCAGTAACATATACTACTACCAGCACAGCAACAGTAAGTGGTGGCGGGTCAACTACAATTACTGCTGGACCTAGAGTTGCCAATTCAACTAGTACAGCAATACAACCGGCGATTAATGCAAAGCAAGCCGAAATTGATCAATTTACCAAAGACAATCCCAGCGACTTTGCTAGAAAAAAACAAGGCCTACCACCGCTTAGTGCTGAAGAAAAACAGCAACGTCAAGAAAAACTTGACACACTGTCGGCTGAAAGAGGCGCACTTAAAAATCAGCAAATTGATGCCGAGTCAACAACCCCAGCAACCATAACTACGGTACCCAATACCACAACAACCACGCAAACAGTTAGCACAGGAAAGTCAAGTGTTAACCAGGCAGTTGATCCAAATGAAGATCAAAAGTTATCACAACAAAACGAAACTCAACTGGATGCTACTACTTCGTTGGCTACTGATAGATCATACAAACAAGCAGCACCACTAGGTGCTGATGGCCAACCAATACCACAGGTGCCATTTGAACCAGTCTCAGTTAGTACTCCGGGTGCAAGCGATGGCACATATAGTCAAGCAGCACCGCTGGGTGCTGATGGGCAACCAATGCGCCAGGTGCCAATGGAAGTTGATCCTGCGGATGATCCGTTTGAAGCTGCTCGACTTGATGCAGAAACAAGATTCAATGATCCGCCAGTGGCCAAGTTTGAACCCGCAAATGTTGGTGCTGAAGAACTGGGAAATGATTACAGGTTTACCAGCGACGAAACTGCCGGAGCTGATCCAACTCAGTTGTCAACCGACCCTGCGCCAGTTGAGACCAGTTCAGATCAAAGTCTTAACAATCAACAAACTGCCCAACAAGATAGTCAATTTGGTATTCCAGAGCAAACTGATGAAGAAGCTCAAAACGAAGCAAATTTCCTGGCCGGACTCAGAGGCAATGCCAAGAGTCAAGGCACCCTGCAGAGTCGTTACAAGCAGCCCAACAACGGTGACTGGCGTGTTAGACTCAGTCTGGCCCCCAACAGCAACTACCTGTACAATGCAGGCAGTGCCGCAGGTGTCCTGGCACCACTCACTGCCACCAACGGAGTGATATTTCCCTACACTCCCAACATTACCACAAGCTACAACGCAGACTATGAAAAATACAATCTGATACATTCCAACTATCGCGGCCTGTTTTACAAAAGCAGCAGTGTAGGAGACGTGCAGATACGTGCTACATTCACAGCGCAAGACACTAGAGAAGCAGCATACCTGCTGGCAGTGATACACTTTTTCAGAAGTGTGACCAAGATGTTTTACGGCCAAGACGCTCAGCGCGGAACACCGCCGCCCCTGGTGTATCTCAGCGGCTACGGCGGCTGGCAATTTAACAATCATGCCTGTGTAGTATCGTCATTTAATTACAGTCTGCCCAACGAAGTAGACTACATAAGAACAGACGCACCCAACAACTTTGGTCCCAACATGAGCAATCGGCAAACCCCTAGATCCACAAGCCCTGGTGGTATCAACTTTGCTGGAGCGTTACGACTGGCCAATGCGCTGCTGCCCCCGGCTGGAATGTCAACAAAACCAGCTCAAAATTCCTTGTTTGCCAGTGTAAACAACACAAACGAAGCCAACTATGTACCAACCAAGATGGAAATTGATATCACGCTAATACCTGTGCAAACTCGCAGCCAAGTCAGCAAACAGTTCAGCCTTGAAGGATTTGCCAGCGGTAGACTACTCAAAGGAGGATTCTGGTAATGGCAATTGCATATGATTCTACTAGCCCGTATTTTGAAACAGGTTACAGTCAATTTTTTCTTGACACCATGGTCAATAGACCCATACCCAGAGAGGATGATGACTTGTCGTTTACAATCAACACCACATATCAGTATAGACCTGACTTGTTGGCCTATGACCTGTATCAAAATGCTTCCTTGTGGTGGGTGTTTTATCAACGCAATCCCAACACACTGACTGCACCACCCCTGGACTTTGCGGTTGATGTACAAATATATCTGCCAAAAATGACCACGCTGAAATCGGCCCTGGGGATCTAAAGGATGGCCACCCGCACCACGGTACAAACACAAGCAACTGGTCCTGGCAGCAACAGTGGTCGAGCAATTCCGGCACCCAATACTGCATTTGGTCAAGATCCTGCACAAGCGGCACAACTTGCAACAAATCCGGGCACACCCACTAGAGATGACGCTGCCGAAAATGCCGGTGCTGCAAATCAAAATGCCGAAACGGACGATTATACCAGCATCAAAATTTCTCCCCGTGCCAATCCCCTAGACAACTACTACAGCTATTCATATTCAATATCAGTTTATATGCTGGCTGGCAAACAGTACGAAACGCTTTTGCGCAGCAAGAGTAAAAAAATTGATGGCTACTTTTTGTTGTTTCAAAGCGGTGGAGCAGGTCCCAACGTAGGTGGAAAAATGGATGGAATGGGATCAACAAAATCTGCTACCGGAGTTGGTGGTGGTAGAAATCCATTTTTTGGAGATGACTTTTATATTGATGCGTTGACAGTGGATACTTTGCCTCTAGGCAAAGCCGTTGGTGCTAGTCAAATGGCAGCGACCATGAAAATAACAGTGGTTGAACCACAGGGCATGACTCTGATTGACCGACTGTATGAAGCTGCAAAAAATTTACAACAAGGTAGTGAGTCTGATGTGGGAGTAAATTACACTGCCACTGAATATCTTACGGTGATACGATTTTACGGCTACGACGAAGGTGGAAATATAGTATATCCAATACGCAGCCTGGGCGAAGATAGTGGGTCAAGTGACCCCAAAGTTGTGATTGAAAAATTCATACCCTTTAGACTAAACAGTATCAACTGGAGTGTAGGATCAAAAACTGTAGTGTATGAATGGAACTGTGTTCCGGTTGGACAACAGATTGGTGGCTCTACCGGACGAGGATCAGTGCAATCTGACATGCAGTTGGTAGACAGCACCGTGGGCGGACTACTAGGCGGCGACAACCAGGCACTAGATGCCACTGCCGACGCTGAAAGAACACAAATCAGGAATACCGCAGCAGCAAGAAATTTAAGACAAGGGGGTACAGCAGCCGCTACGCCAGACGGAAGTGACAATAGATTTGCAAAACAAGGCACAGCACCGTCTAATGCTGCCGCAGCACCAACTGCCAAGACAACACTCACACAAGGTCTCATGGGGGCGTTAAATGCCGCCGCTCAACAGCTAGTGGAGGATGGCACCTTTACAATAGCCGATGAATATTCAATTGAATTTCAAGGTATTCCTGGTATTCCTGCATCAGCTATTTCAGATGCAACACTGAAACCACTTGGCCAGGTCCAGAATGACAAGGCTAAATTTGCAGCTGGTCAAACAGCTAGCAAAGATCCCAAAAGTCTCAATCAAGAAACAACCACAGTTGACTCAGTAAGTGAGAGTTTTAGTATCACGGCCGGACAAATGATAACGCAGGCCATAGAACTTACTATTCGTAACAGCAGTTATATCCAAAATCAGCAGCTGGTTATATTGCAAACAGATGGCAGAGCATTGCCCAATCCCAATGCTAGAAACAAGCCAGTATCCTGGTTTATAATAACAATGTTTGCCACACGTATTGGTGACGACATTGATCCGCTGAGAAATGATTACGCTTACAAAATCAAGTATGTGGTTAGACCTTTTGTTCCGTCAAATCTCAACAGCAAGTATTTCCCAGTCAGTAAATTTTACGGGATACACAAACGATATCCCTATTGGTTTACTGGACAAAATGTGGCGGTGCTAGAATATCAAGAAACGCTGAATGCATTATACACAATCACAGTGTCGGGCAATAGCGAAACCAACAGCATAGCAGCAGACACAAGATTACTGTATACCAGCAATGCAAATAATATTGTGAAATATACCAGTGCTCCTCGCAGCAACGAAACCAGTTCAGGACAAAAAGGCCCAGTCAACGAACCTGCTGCCAATGCAGCTGAATATTTGTTCAGTCCTGGAGACATGAGAAATTGCAAAGTAAAAATAATTGGTGACCCTGATTGGATACAACAAGGCAGTTTGTTCAAAGAAATCAAAGAAGGTGAAAACAAAGTAGAAGTACTCACAGGTTTTGCACCAGATGGCAGTATCTCTTTTGAAACTGGCGATGTGCTGTTTGAAATGCTATGGCAACGCCCCGAAGACTACAACATAGACACTGGCCTAGCGGATCCTTACTCGGGCGCCTATTCTGGCAATGCCAATACCACAAGAGAAGCAGTTCAAAGCAGAGTATATCAAGCCGTCAAGGTGGTTAGTGAATTTAGAGGTGGAAAATTTGAACAAACACTAGAAGGAACATTGTTCTTGTTTCCAAAACCTACAGCTGAAGAAGGCGCACCTGGTGCACCGTCTGCAGAAGGTGCAAACACAGTTCAAGATCCGCAACAACGTGCTGAGGCAGCAGCCGCAGCCACAGCAGCAGCCAACACCGCTGAAACTAACAGCCTAGCATCTCGTTTCCCTGCAACCCGACTTGCCACAGCAAGAAGTGTTGATAACTCTATTGATGCTTCAGCAGCACTTCTAGGAGCACAAGGATCATTCAAAACAGGTGCCTCAGTAGGTCGTGCCACTATTGAGCCGGGAGTACTGACCACTCTTGGCCCTACCTTGCTGCCTGCTGGACCACCACTCCCGGCTACTAGTGGCACTGGTGGCGCTATTGGTATAGTATCTGAGACAATAGGCCTTGGACCTCCAAAATTGCCACAGGTGTTGTCAGGGCAGACAAACTTGTCGGCTACACAAATAGTTGGACAACTGACTCAAGCTGCGGCTGGACCACGTCGTGGCGCAGTTCCGGGTACCACAGGCGGCTCGTCAACACAGCAAATAGTTAAAGACCGTTAAGGAACAACATGGCAGAAATTAACCCACGCACAAGAGGCCGAGCAGGCAATTTTAAACTAGATCGCGGAGGTATGCCCGCAGAATTTGGACCGTTTACTGGTTTAGTAATGAGCACAGTAGACCCCACAAGATCGGGAAGATTGCGTGTGTATATTGAAGCATTTGCTGCTGGAGGCAAAGCCAGCATGGATGACGATACCAATTGGACCACTGTCAGTTACATGCCGTCATTCTTTGGATCAACTCCGTTGCCGGCCACAGGTGGCACCACTGATGGAGTAGGTGCCTATCCTGGCAATGAAAACAGCTACGGCATGTGGTTCACCCCACCGGACGTGGGCATCACTGTGGTGTGTATATTTGTCAATGGTGATCGTAGTCAAGGATTCTATATTGGAGTGATTCCTGAGCAAGGCCTGGGCAACATGGTGCCTGCAATCGCATCGTCGAATCGTTATGTCACAGGCAACAAGAATCAAGAAGCATATTTTGCCAACGCAGTCCGCCTACCAGTGACAGAAATCAACACCCTCAATGATGAGATTTTCAACAATCCCAGATTCTTTGAGCAACCAAAACCTGTGCATGGTTATCTGGCACAGAGTCTATTTCAACAAGGACTAATCAATGACCTAGAACGTGGCACCATACGTTCCAGCAGTCAGCGCGAAACTCCCAGTGCTGTGTTTGGTGTCAGTACTCCGGGAGTGGCTATCTATCAGGGTGGCATGAATGCCAATGACATTAGAACCAAACTAAATGACGGAGAAATCAAACCCAGCGATGCCAAGGTCATTGGCCGAGTGGGCGGACACAGTCTAGTGATGGATGACGGCGATCTTGAAGGCGACAATGCCTTGTTTAGATTGAGAACCTCAAAAGGTCATCAAATCACCATGAGTGATACAGGCAATTTCTTTTACATCACTCATGCCAATGGACAGGCCTGGCTGGAGTTCGGTGTAGAAGGCACAGTGGATGTGTATGCCACAAACTCAGTCAACGTGCGCACCCGTGGCGACATCAATCTACACGCTGATCGAGATATCAACATGTTTGCTGGACGCTCAATCAAGGCCAAAGCCCGCAGCGGATTTCAGATTGAAAGTGACACTACTATTTCACTACGAGCACAACAAGATATTACCTTGTACAGTGCTGGCACAATTGGCGTCAAGGCCGATGGTGTGCTAACGCTGAACAGTGCATCGGGCGCCTGGGGAGCAGCAGGGGCACTGGTGCTTGATGGCGGCACACTTGACCTGAACGGTCCCAAGGCAGGCAAGGTAACCGCAGCCGCGCCTATTGTAAAAACTGTGTTTGATGACACCAAATTCAGCACCAGCAAAGGCTGGCAAGTCAGTGCCAACAGTCTGGAAAGTGTGGTGAGTCGAGCTCCTACTCACGAACCGTATCCATATCACAACAAAGGCGTTGATGTAAAAGTGGCATTTGAAGAAGGCAAGCCCACACCACCTCCGGGTGCAAGCCCAGTGCCACCTGGCGTGGAGATACAGGCAAAATAACATGGGCAATTTTACATTCAACCTTGACCAATTGAAAAATGCTGCCGCAGCAGCAGGTGCCACAACCAATGCAGATGGTACAACAAAATTATTTGAGATCAAAGGACCTCCAGATCTTACTCGCGAACAAGCACTTGAGATTTTTAAAAAACAAGCCGCTGCAGGCGGACTGGTGGGATTCAAAGCTGGTGATGTACTCAGTGCAGCTACTCAAGCAGCAGACGGTTTGCCGGGTGCTCAGGCGTCAGTTGCACAGGCACAAGCTGGACTTGGTTCTGCACTGGGATCAGCATCCAGCGCACTGGCACAGGCTGGTGGCGCACTGGGCGGCAGTCTAGCGGGCACAGCAGCAGGACTGACAGCATTGGTAGGACCAGCAGTGTCTTCCATCAGCGGAGTTGGATCTGCCTTGGTTGGAGCAGCCGCCAAGGCTGGCAGTGTTGCAACATCAGCACTGCAAACAATCAACACGGCATTGACAAAAACACCTCTAGGCGCAAGTCCAATCAACGTTGCTAATTTTGCCAAAACTATACCAGCAGTGAGTGGCATAGGACCCATGACCTCAGCACAAGTTACTGGAGTATTGGCACAGGCCAAAAATCTAGTGGCACAATCGGCCAGCACAATCAGCAACGCCAAGGGCATTGGCGAGTATGGACTAAACATTCAACAACTTGAAACTGCTGGCTATGTCAAGCCAGGCATCAGCAATCTGCTTGCACAGGGCACCAGTAGCCTAGCAGCAATTGCAAAAAGTCCCGCAAGCTGGACTGGAAAAGATGGAATACAAGGGCTGAGTGGATTGCTGGCCAGTCCGTCAACTCAGGGCCTGATACAGCAGGATCTCATGGCCAAAGGAGTAGCAGGCCTGGGCGCAGTGGGAATACCAGTTGCTAATTTATCTGCACAAGGTCTTGCAGGCATGGCACTAAATGCTGCCAAGAGTCTGCCCAATGCTGAAGCGTTTGCCAAAGGCCTGCCCATACCCGGAGACGCAACAGGTGCAGTCAAAGCAGCCATGAACACCGCAGTCCGCGATGGCGCATTTGCAGTCAATGCCGTTGCAACCAAAATACCAGACACTTTCAAAGACATGCAGATACCTATTCCATCAACTGACACTGTGAGTAGAGCCACAGTGGATGCTGCCAGCAGTCGTATTGCAGGCAACGATAAAATACCGCCAGTCAACTATGGTACACCAACCGCAGCTGATCCTGCGGCACAAGCAACAGCACAATCAGCATTAAAAACTGTAGTTGCACTGACCAAAGCTCGTACAGCTTTCTTGACTAGTTTTGTTAGCAAAGTTGCGGCTCTGGAAAATCAACAGACAATAAAAGAAAGTGAATGGGCAGCAGTCAACGCTGAATATCAAGCGGCAGAAAATAACTATGTTACAACTGTGGTTCCAAAAATAGCAGAGTATGTATTGGCGCAATTCAAGGCAGGCATCCTGGCACAAAAAACCACTGCCGACGGCAAGGAATTGGATACCAACACACTTGAAGTTGTAAAACTCAGCAAAGATCTAAAACAACGGATTAATCAATTGCAGTTCAAAATTGAAGGTCGCAATGCATAAGCACCGGTAAATACACTATGGCACAAAAATTCATTGGCTTCAACACTCAGGGGCAATACAAAAAGTTTACTCTTACAGATTTTGAACTGATCAAACGTGACCTGCTGAATGCGTTCAACATACGTCAAGGTCAGTTACCTGGCCGCCCAGGTTACGGTACAGTGCTCTGGGACTTTTTGTTTGAAAATCAAGTGGAAGCATCACAGCAGGCAATAGAGCGAGAAGTGCAACGTGTGGCAGGCGGCGACCCAAGAATTTTCATCAGCGAAGTTGTGACCTTCCCACAAGAAAATGGTATCCTGATTCAGGTAGAGCTCACTGTGACCCCGTCTACCGATGCCGAGCGGCTGAGTATTTTCTTTGATCTGCAACAGCGCAACGCCTCCTATGTATAACTAAGCCGTTTTTGTTGCCGCTAAATAAACAATAGAGGCGTATTAAGAATGGCAAAAACAACTAGACAAACAGCGATATTTGGTGTTGAGGACTGGAAACAGATCTATCAAACCTATCGCGAAGCAGACTTCCAGAGCTATGACTTTGAAACTCTTCGCAAGAGTTTTGTTGATTACTTGCGCTTGTACTATCCAGAAACATTCAATGACTACATTGAAAGTTCAGAATACATTGCCCTGCTGGACGTTATTGCGTTCATGGGACAGGCTCTTGCTTTCCGTACCGACCTAAACACTCGTGAAAATTACATGGACACTGCTGAACGCAGAGACAGTGTCACTCGTCTGGCCAATCTAGTAAGCTACACCGCCAAGCGCAACATAGCAGCACAAGGCCTACTCAAGGTATTCTCAGTAACCACAACAGAAAATGTTGTGGACTATCAAGGTGTAAATCTTTCCAACATCACTGTGAACTGGTCTGATCCAACCAATCCTGACTGGCAAGAACAGTTCACCACAATCATCAACAGCAGCCTAGTAGACACTCAGCGTGTGGGCCGTCCAGGCAACCGCCAGACTATTCTGGGTGTGCGCACAGATGAATATGCAGTTAACCTGGTGCCAGGATTCTTGCCCATAGTGCCTTACACCGCTGTGGTTGATGGTGTTACCATGCCTTTTGAGGCCATGAGCTCAACATCTGTGGGTGCCACATATCTATATGAGCCTCCACCAAGAGCCAACCAACCATTCAACATCTTGTTCCGCAATGATCAACTGGGATTCCAGTCAGCCAATACTGGCTACTTCTTTATGTTCAAGCAAGGCGTGCTGCAAAACCAAGACTTCAACCTGGCTGAAAAAGTATCAAATCGCACAGTAAACATCAACATTGAGGGCGTCAACAACGAAGACCGTTGGTTGTTCCAGTTGGACAACGTGGGCAGTGTGAGTCGTGAATGGGCCTATACCGAAAACATCTATGCCGCTGCCGCAGAACAAGTGGGCACCTCACTGCGCCCAATCTACACAGTGACATCCAGAACCAATGACCAAATCACCATGGTGTTTGGTGACGGTGTGTTCTCAGAAATTCCAGTGGGGACATATCGTGCATATGTTCGTGCATCCAACGGCTTGCAATACATTATCAATCCTGAAGAAATGCAGGCTGTGACTGTTCCCATCAGTTATATCAGTCGTGACGGCAACCTTGAGACCATGACATTTACTTGTGGTATCACAAGACCTGTCAGCAACAGTCAGGCACGTGAAAGCATTGATGCTATCAAGCAACGTGCGCCTGCTAGATACTACACACAAGACCGCATGGTCAACGGTGAGGACTACAACCTGTTTCCTTACACACAATACAATTCAATTGTGAAAAGCAAGGCTCTGAACCGTGCGTCAATTGGTACCAGTCGTTATCTTGATCTAGTAGATAACACAGGAAAATATTCCAGTACCAATACCTTTGGCAGCGACGGTGGACTATGGGAACAGAATATTCTGCCCACCATCTTGTTTGCCTATACCAACAGAAATGAAATTGCAGATGTGGTCACCAACCAGGTACAGCCCGGCATTGGTGAAACCACCATGCGGCAGTTTTACTATGAGAACTTTCCCAGAGTCACCGCAACCACCCTGCCCACATACGGATCAACCACCTGGGTCACCGGTGCCACCTGGAATCAGAGCACCACACTGGCCAATGAGACCACAGGTTATTTTAGAAACGCAATAACATCAGCCACCTGGCCCAACGGAACACCAATTCCAGTTGGCTCCACAACCACCACAGCATTCAAATATGTGGCTGTGGGCAGCTTGATCAAATTTGTTGCACCATCAGGTTATTACTTTGACAGCAACAACAAGTTGCAACAGGGCACACCAAGTCGCGCTGACGAAACACTGGAAATCTGGGCCAGTCCATTGAGCATACAAGGCGACGGCTACAACAACGGCCTGGGCAACTTGAGTTCTGGTTCAGGACCAGTTGCACTCAACAATTTTGTACCTTCGGGCGCACTGGTAGACACTATTATTCCGTTGTTTGTGACAGACCTGCCATTCAGCCTGGAGCAGGCCATAGCTGAACAAATTTTGTTGAATCGCAACTTTGGTATTGGCTATGACAACAACGGAGATATCACAGGTACCCCATATTCGTGGTATCTAATCACTAGCACAAACTTATACAGCACACAGTCTAATGGAGACAACGCAACGTGGGCACAAATTCCTGAAAGCCCAGCGGCAAACTCTCCTCAAAACGGTAATGCAGGAAATACTAATGGCATAAATTCAGACTCATCTTGGTTGGTGAAGTTTGTGGTGCAAAATCAAAACTACACAATCACGTTCCGTGGACTGGCCTACTACTTTGGATCAGTACTGCAAACTCGTTTCTTCTTCTATGATGGCGCACAGGTGTACGACAGTCGATCAGGCACTGTGATCAAAGACTACATCAACTGCCTGGCAGTAAACACACAACCTGATTCTACTGATCATTTGCCTGGCGACATCTTCATGACCATAACTGGACAACCAGTTGAGAGTGACGGCTATGTTGATGACTTCCAGGTCCTGGTAGGATTCCGTGACAGCGACAACGATGGTGTGCCAGATAACCCAGACTTTTTCTCTGAGATTGTGGCACCCACAGTAGACAGCACTCAAAAATACATATACCTACAGCAGACCGTGGACTTTGACAATCTACAAAGATACCTGCTGGTAGAATCTGGTCGTGTGACCAGTGACTATGCCACCTTGGACGATATTGAATTGGTCAAATTGGCCTGGAGTCCGGGACAAATATTCTACGCCTATACTGATCAGGCCTTCTATCAACTCAGCATCGGCACCACAGGATTGCGAACACTTGTCAACGTGTCAGATGAATGGACGGTTAGAACAGGGCGTCAAGATTTGTATTATCAATACCGTCACAACAGTCCACTGACCAGCAGAATTGATCCAGGCACAACCAATATCATTGACTTGTATGTGGTGACTCTGGCATACTACACAGCATACCAGAACTGGATTCGTGACACCACAGGCACAGTGATTGAGCCAGATGTGCCCAGCATCGACGAACTGTCAACAGCATATCAAAAACTACAAGATTACAAAATGTTGAGCGACAACATTGTGTTGAATTCAGTGGTGTTCAAACCCTTGTTTGGTGAAAAAGCCGCGTCCAATCTGCGAGCCACTATCAAGGTCATACGTGCATCCAACAGCACGGCCAGCACTAGCGAAATCAAAAGCGCAGTGGTAGCAGCCATGAACACATATTTTTCCATTGACAAATGGAACTTTGGCGATACTTTTTACTTCTCAGAATTGGCGGCATACTTGCATAGAACACTTGGAACAATAGTTAGCTCAGTGGTCTTGGTACCGCTTGACACACAAAAATACTTTGGTGACCTGTACGAAATACGTTCAGCCCCCAACGAAATATTTGTCAATGGCGCAACCATCAACAATGTTGATGTGATTGAAGCACTTACCAGTACCAATCTGCGTACTGCCCCTGGTAGCGGAGTAATTTAATGGCTAATGTTCGTAGTGTAGATTTTCTTCCTGAAATATTTCAAACTGACGCCAACAAGCAGTTCCTGGCAGCTACCCTTGATCAACTGATTCAAGAGCCCAACTTTAAAAAAACACAAGGGTTTATTGGCCGCACAGTAGGTCCAGGTGTCAATCCCAACGACCGATATGTAATTGAGCCAACTACAACCAGAGCTGACTATCAGTTAGAGCCCGGTGTTGTGAGTCTGGAGCCAGACACAGACACAATCAAGGATGTCATAACATATCCAGGTCTCAATGATGCTGTGACCTTTCAGGGCGGCGCAGGATCGCGCCCTGATAGACTGTATTCAAGCGAATACTATACCTGGGATCCGTTTGTTGACTTTGATGCATTCGTAAACTTTAGTCAATATTTTTGGGTTCCGGCAGGCCCTGCGGCAGTTGATGTTGCGTCTGTTGGCATTCCAATCACTGATAATTTTGTAGTCACAAGAGAAAATGGTGTTTACAACTTTTCTGGAATTACTGGCACAGATCCAATTATTCAACTGGTACGTGGCGGCAGCTACACTTTTCAAGTGTCACAAAATGCCAAGGAAACTGTAAACTATCGAGTTCGTAATTCTGGTGTTGGTGCTTATGTGATTGATTTTCAAAACAATCCCACCCTGACTCTTGCTCGTGGCAACACCTACGTATTCAACTTGACCTTGAATGGTGTATTTCCATTCTATATCAAGACTGAACCTGTTACAGGCCTTGGCGAACTATACAGCTCAGGAGTGACTCGCAACGGTGCCACAACTGGCTTGGTCACATTTACCGTGCCGCAAGACGCCCCAGATACTCTGTACTATGCTTCAGAAAATCAAGTGTTGATGCAAGGCACATTGAATATTGTCAATTCTACGCCAGGTACAGGTCCAGGATTCTGGATTCAGTCAACACCCGGTGTTTCGGGCGCAGTAACATCTACCCCCAACATCAGTTCAAGAGATGTGCTAGGCGTGGTCAACAACGGTGAAGATCTTGGAACTGTGGTGTTCAACGTGCCTCTAAAAACAGCCCAAGATTTCTACTACAATCTTACCAACATTGGTACCGTTGACCTGCTGACTGACATGCAGTTTGCACAAATCAACAATCAGCCAGTGAATGAATTTATAGCCACCTATGGCGGCATCGACGGCAACACCAACCTCAACAGCCGTACTATTATCTTCACAAGTCCAGTTGTGGACGCACAAGATGGTGGATGGTATCGCACCAGTTTCTTTGATCCCTTGGTTCAAGACCCTGCCAACAACAGCTTAAACGGCAGCTATGACAGCATACCATTTGATCTTACCATAGACATTGCTCCAGATCAACGATATCAAAAATATCAAATCACCTATGTGGATATTGCTGGAGTAACCTATATTCAACTGAACAAGATTGCTGACATTGCTCCCTTGCAAAAATTCACAATCTCCAATGGTACTACCTACAGTAGTACGCAGTGGTACAAGGATTCTACAGGTGAATTCCAACAAATACCCTTGTTAAGTGCAGTACAAAATACCTTGTACTATCAAGATGGTACTGATCCAGAAATATTTGGAGAAATTAAACTTCTAGATCAAACCAGCAGCAACACCATAGATGTAGATGAAATTATTGGCCGTAAAGATTACACTTCACCAAATGGTGTTAAATTTACCAACGGTCTCAAAGTAAGATTTACTGGTGATGTTGTTCCAACCAGTTACGCCTCTGGTACAACTACATTCACCTGTACTCAAACTGAAGCAGGAACCAACTATATTACCAGCCCGTCAAGCACTGATCTATATGTTGGTCAGGCTGTGGTTTTTGTGAGCCCCACACTTGGTGGACTGAATGCAGGTACCACCTATTATGTGCGGTCAATTGCTGCCAACGGCACAAAGTTTACGGTGAGTGCAATTCAGTACGGTAGCACGGCTGTGACTCTTGCCAGCGGCACAGGCACCATGAGCAGTATTGCCATCAGCAATCGAGAATACTATGTGTCTGGGGTAGGTACAGCAATTGAACTTTTACCAGTCACAGACTTTGTTACACCTGAGCTTTATGTTCAAGATGCAGACGCTGGTACAGCACTCGTAGAACCTGATAACTTAGATTATCTCACAATTGATCGTGCCAGCAAGGATCTAAATGCATGGACACGAAGCAACCGCTGGTTCCACGTTGATGTTATCAATGCTACAGCAGCCTACAACAAGACCATTGCGGTATTTGACAACAACTACCGTGCCAAACGACCAATTGTTCAGTTTCGTCCAGGTATTAGACTCTGGAACATGGGCACACAAGGCAAAGCACCTGTGGACATTTTTGACTTTGAAGAAACTGATGCATTTTCAAATATTGAAGGCTCGACCAGTTACAGTGTTGATGGCTACACTTTTGTTGAAGGCACACGAGTAATATTTGCAGCAGATCAAGACAGTGCTGTTCGAGATAAAATTTATGTTGTAAGTTTTGTTACACCCGACACTGTGCCACCACTAATTCCAGAACCTATTATTGTATTAACGCTGGCTCAGGATGGAGACGTACTACTGGACCAAGCAGTTGTTTGTATTAGTGGCACTACTTTAGCTGGATTGACTTTTTGGTATGATGGAGCAGTATGGACCCAAGCACAACAAAAAATTGCGGTTCAACAGGCTCCGTTGTACAATATCTATGACGTTGACGGAGTCAGCTTTGGTGATGGTGTCAAGTATCAGTCAACCACATTTAGCGGCAGTAAATTGTTTAGCTATGCTGTGGGTAACACCTCTGTACTAGATCCAGTATTGCAATTTCCATTACAATATTTGAATATTAACAACGTTGGTGATATTGTATTTGACAACAACTTGTACCTGGATACATTCTTGTATGTTGTGGACAATGTGAGTGTGACCAACGACATCAGTTCAGGTTCAGCTAGAGAATATGACTCTCGCTTGACATACAACAAACTGATTGGATGGAAAACCGCAGCAGTAGAGCAGCAAATCTATCAGCAATTTAAGTTCTCTTATGCTGCTACCACACTTAAACTTGATGTAGAGCCAATTGTACAAACTTCTATTGCTGTTCCAGTTATTAAAATATATGTTGGTAGCATATTTCAGGATCCTTCAACATACTCTTATGTGACCACAGCAGACAGTACCACAATCACATTGTTGGGCACGTATGTTCTTGGAGATATTATTGAGGTGCTGGTGCTGAGTGATCAAACCAGCAAGGTGGCATTTTATCAAGTGCCCAACAACCTTGAATCAAATCCGCTCAATGCTAACTCAAGCTCATTCACCCTGGGCACAATTCGCACACACTATCAGAGTATTTGCGAAAACTTGACAACCTTGAGTGGACCAGTCAACGGTGCCAACAACACTAGAGATCTTGGAGACATTGTTCCTTACGGTCTGGTGATTCTGCAACAAAGTGCGCCGCTGACTCTGGCCGGCTACTTTATGCGCAGCCCTGAATACAATATTTTTGCGTCGTTGCAATACAACAGCCGCGAGTATATCAAGTTCAAAGCACAATTGCTGGACGCTGTGCTGTCTCAGAACATTGGATTTGACACCACAGCACAGGTGCTGGATACTGCCATGCAGTCAGTGACACTGGGCAAACTTGATAATCAACCGTTTTACTGGAGTGACATGTTGCCTGCTGGAGTTATCACAGACAGCAACGCCTACACTGTGAGTTTTATTACCACTCAAGTATTTGATACTGTGCAGGTGTACAATTACACTTCAGCAAATTATCTTGGCTTGCTGGTATATCTAAATGATCAACTGTTGACTCGTGGAGTTGATTACACGGTGGCCATTGACGGTCCACGCATCACAATACTGAGTACGTTGACCATTGGTGATGTAGTTACCATCAATGAATACTCGGCCACATACGGCTCATTTGTACCCAACACGCCAACCAAACTTGGTTTGTATCCGGCCTGGAAACCAGCAGTTATACCGCAAGTGACCAGTAACGGTACCAGTAATTTTGTACTGGGACACGACGGTAGTACCACTCCAGTGTTTGGTGATATCCGTGATGCGGTGTTGTTGGAATTTGAAACAAGAATTTACAACAATCTCAAACTGGACGGAAACCCAGTACCACTTGTAGTAGAAGATGTGTTGCCCGGCCAGTTTCGTTCAACTGGTTACAGCTTCGAAGAAATCAATACTATTTTTGCTAGTGACTTTTTGAGCTATTGTGGCTGGAACCGGTTAGACTACGGCCAACAAAATTACAGAGCCAACAACGAACTCACCTGGAACTATAGCCGGGCACAAAGTCGACTGGACAAACAAAATTTGCTGGGCGCCTGGCGCGGTATCTATCGATACTACTACGATACTCAACAACCAAGTTTGACTCCCTGGGAAATGCTGGGCATCAGCGTAGAACCCACATGGTGGCAAGATACCTATGGCCCTGCACCTTATACCAGTGATAACTTGGTGTTGTGGGATGACCTGGCAGCCGGTTATGTTGCTGATCCTATCACACCATACTTCAAACCTGAGTTTGCCAGAGCTGCTAGCCTGGTAGCCGGACCCAAGCGTGAAGGCATCTGGTTTGAAAAGTATGGCTCAGGTCCATACCCCAGCATGTTGCCCGTAATCCCCACAGGATCTGAAGGTGAATTACTAAGTCCACTCAACAGTGTTGTGGGTGCATTGCCTCCAAACTACAATCCAGCTACAGAATTTGTCAAGAGCTGGACTCTTGGCGATGGCGGCCCGGTGGAAGCATCATGGTGGAATTCCAGCTCATATCCATTCTCGGTCATGCACATGTTGGCAGTAACACGCCCTGCAAAATTCTTTGCGTTGTTTGCTGATCGTGATTTGTATCGCTACAACGAAGACTATCAACAGTATCTCTACAACGATCGTTACCGACTGGATGCCAACGGCGTAGAAGTATATGGCGACGGTGTGTCAAAAGCCAGTTACATCAACTGGTTGGTCGATTACAATCGCCAGACCGGAGTTGATTCAACCAAACTACTAACAGCTGATCTCAAGAGTCTAGATGTAAGACTGTGCTATCGCATGGCATCTTTCTCAGACAAACAATACATCAAGTTGTTTACTGAAAAGTCCAGCCCCAATTCAACCAACACCGCCTTGATGATTCCTGACGAAAGCTACGATATCCTGTTGTACAAGAATCAGCCTTTTGATCAGATCATTTACTCCAGCGTAGCTGTACAAAAAGTCACAGGCGGATATGCTGTGTTTGGGTACGGCAATGCACAGCCATATTTTAAGGTGCTGCAAAGTTATCCCAACGGCAAGTTACAAACATACAGTTCGGGTGGCATCACAGTTCGTGTACCAACATTTTATACTGATACTGTAACACAAGTACCATATGGATTTGTGTTCAGCAATGAAACCAGTGTAGCAGACTTCTTGTTGAGCTATGGTAAACTGCTCGAGCAACAAGGGCTTGCGTTTGACAACATGGCCAATGGTTATGTGCTAGACTGGCCAAGAATGGTCAACGAATTCTTGTACTGGAGCCAACAAGGCTGGGACACAGATGCCATTATCAACATCAATCCCTTGGCAAGTAAACTCAGTGTGACTAAAGCACAGGCTGTGGTTGACAGTATACGAACAGAGACCACTGAAAACTTGCTGTTGGATCAAAATTCCAGAGAACTTCCCACTCGAACTCTAAATGTTGTACGCCTGGGCAACTCCTTTAGTATTGAACCCTTGAGTACTCAGAGTATCAGCTTTATCAACATGCGCTTTACCAATTATGAACACATGATTGTGCTGAGCAATCAAAGTGTGTTTGGTGATCTCATATACGATCCGACCACTGGAGCAAGACAAAGCAGACTGAATCTTGTGGCTGTGACCAGCGGTGACTGGAATGGGTCGGTTGATGCCCCGGGCTTTATTCTCAACCAAGACAATGTAGAAGAATGGACCGGTTTGCGAGTGTATACCAAAGGTCAGATTGTCAAATATAAAAATGTCTATTGGTCTGCACTAAAAATTGTACAACCGTCAGAAACATTTGATTTTGATGTCTGGACTCAAAGCGATTACACACAAACTGAGCTGGGATTGTTACCTAATCTGGCCAACAAAGCAAATCAATTGGCCAACAGCTACGACATCAATGCAGCCAATATTGAAACTGACAACGATTTACTCAGCTACGGCCTGATTGGTTTTCATCCACGACAGTACATGGCGGCGCTGAATCTTGACGACGTGAGTCAGGTCAATGTGTACCGTCAATTCTTAGGCTCAAAAGGCACAATTTTATCTGCTGAATTGTTCAAACAGGCCAACCTGGGCAAAGAAGCTGCTGACTATGACATCTATGAAAACTGGGCAGTCCAACGTGCTGTATACGGTGCCAACGCTAACCGCAGCTTTTTTGAACTGCGATTAAACCGTGCATTGCTTGATGCCAACCCTAGTCTAGTGCAAGTGGTAGTACCACAACAAGTTAGCGAAGCTGACCAACAAATCTTGCTAAGTGATGTGTGGCGTCAAAGCTACAAGTTGACCAGCACTGACATTTTACCAACCACCACCACTCTGCCCACTGACATTGGCCTGCCCACTGCCGGCTATGTGAACCTGGATGATGCTGATATCACAGTGTTTGACATTGTGGATTCTGCCAGCTTGAGCGCCAACATTGACTCAATCAAAGTTGGTACCAGTGTCTGGGTAGCCAAGATTAACAACTACGACTGGAACATCTATCGTGCCCAGGCTGTGCCTGGAATCATACAGCACGTTTGCGACAACCTAGACGGTACCAGCAGAGTAATTTTCAGTACTCAACACGGTCTTGCCGCTGGCGACAAACTGATCATCAAGTTCTTTGACATAGAGATCAACGGAGTTTACCAGGTGTTAAGTGTGGCCAATTTGACCACAGTGAACATTGCGTTTGCATTCACTGGTGACAGAGTTGTGGCCAATGGAACAGGGCTGGGATTCACACTCAAGACCATGCGTGTGGCACAGGCCAGCGATGTGCTCAATTTACCTTATGCCAACAACATCTTGCCCGGCGCCAAGGTCTGGGTAGACGACAACGGAGACGGGCTATGGCAAGTGCTGCAAAAGAATTCGGTATTCTCGGATGTTGTGGAATTGAACCCTGTGCTGCTGGATGCAGGCGAACAATATGGTGTCAGCATTGCTCAGGCACAGAATCGCCTGGCCGCCTTGGTAGGTAGTCCCAAATATGGATTTGGATCAGGAACCGAAACAGGTGCAGTGTATGTGTATGTCAAGAACTATGGCGATCAATACAGCCCCGTAAGCCCAATATCTAGCGGGGATGGTATACTAACCCTGGATGTGCCCGGTGTGCGCGGATACGGTAATGCTGTGGACTTTGGAAATCAAACCTGGGCCGCAGCTGGCGCCAGCAAGAGTCTAGGAGCAGGCAGCCAAGCCAATAATGGATATGTCTCTGTGATATATCGTGATCCAGCACTGGGCCAGCCCGGAGTTATTCCTTATGCACAATGGCAACTGTTGACACAGCCCTCTGGTTATGGCACATTGCTCACAGGCGCAGGAGAATTTGGCTACTCAGTGGTTGTGAGTCTCGACGAACGTTGGATGTATATTGGCGCACCTGGATTGAATTCAGTTCATGCATATGGTCGGGTTGACTGGGAAAATCAATCAATCAAGACCACAGCCGACGGCGCAACCACAGTTTATAATATAAACTCCAAGATACAAGTTAATAACAACAGCCAATTGAAAGTGACCTTTAATGGACAAATTCAAACTTACGGCGCAACTTATACTATTGTTAATAACTTCAGTGAAGTAAGACTTACAACACCACCAGGTGTGTTTACAGCAACAGCAATTGTACCCGGGGAAATCTACACAATTTTAACAGTTGGTGATACCAATTACACTCTAATTGGTGCAGCCAGCAATACAATTGGTGTTGAATTTGTGGCCACAGCAGCGGGCACAGGCACAGGAACAGTTTTAGCTTCGGTACTAATTGAATTTGCAAGATACAACAGCTTCCAGATTCCCTACAATGACGCAACATTCAACTTGGCCAATGACACTGATGCAAGTGGAAATAGCGTGGGCTTGTTCACTGTCGACAGCATATATTCGTTCAGTATCAAGGTCAACGAAGATCTATGGCGTCCCAATATTGACTACACGTTTTCAGGTACCACAGTAACATTTATTACTGCACGTATATCAACTGACGTTGTGGTAGCATTTGCTGGCAGCTATTTTGAATATGTAGACACCATTGACACCGCCTCGGTCACAGGTGGACTCACTGCCGGTGATAGATTTGGACAGTCAGTATCGTGCAGCACAGATGGTCGTCAGGTCATGATTGGTGCACCGTACCGTACCATTGATGCTCTAGCCGAAGCAGGCACAGTGTATGTGTTTGATCGCAATGTACAACGATTCATCTACGGCACAGACACATCCAGCATCACATTCACAGTGTTAGGTGGTACCCCAACTGGTCCTGTTAGTGTGATTGTGAACAATCAATTCTTGATCAATCAAACCGACAGCGTGATCAATGCAGCCAACTCATTCACCATTGCTGGTGATGTGGTGACTATCAATGCTGATCTGCAGATTGGTGACATAATTGAAATTGAAACCAACCAGTTCCAACAACTACAACAAGTTGATCAACAGACAGTAGCAGATTTTTCAAACTTTGGCCAGGCACTAGACCTTTGTGCCAACAATTGCAGTTTGTACATAGGCGAGCCTCAAAGCAGTGTGCAAATCTACAAAGGTGGTGTGGTTGAACGTTTTGTAAATCAAAGCAAAATCTATGGCACAATTACCAACACAGTGGCCAATGCAAATCTCACCAGCGGCAATACTATTCGTATCAATGACATGGATGTTGTGGTTCCTGCGGCTTGGTCCAACTCTGTAACCTACGACAAAAACACAGTGGTCTACAATGCTGTGACCACAACCACTACAATTTATGTGGCAGCCCAGGCTGTACCAGTGTCAACATTGATAACCAACACTGCTTATTGGACTGTGGTGTCGACTACCACAGTTGCAGCCAGCGTGGAAGTACGTGCTCTTGCTGCACAGATCAATGTGACGGTACCCAATGTGTTGGCCACAGTTGACGCCACTGGATATTTGACCATTGGAGTCAAGAACTCGGCAGCAGCCGCAGCTCTAGACAAAGTTACCGTAGCACCCGGCACAGTTGGAACAACATTTACTACCTTGGGGTTTGATACATATGCATGGACACAAACTATTCTCAGTCCTTACCCAGTAGAATTCAGCGGGTTTGGTTCCAGTGTTGGTATAGACAACAGTGCAATTAAAGTATACACATACGATTACTTGCCTAGCTCAACATCCAACATAAACAATCCAGGCAAATTTGTGTTTGGCGATCAAATTACCAACAGCAATGTGCAGCCCCTGGACGGGTTTGGCACAGCAGTCAATTACACATCTGGTGTGCTCATGGTCGGCGCCCCCAAGAATGATTCTGGAGACAGCACAGCAGATTTCGGCGCAGTATTTGTGTTTGAAAATCCCACTCGTGCTCTTGCTTGGACTGTGTTGGAACAGCAACAACCTGTGGTAGACGTGAGATTGCTGAACTCTGTGTTCTTGTACGATCGAGTAACCAGAGCAACATCTGAGTTCTTGGATTTTATCAATCCACTGCAAGGCAAGATTCTTGGTGCAGCTCGCCAAAACATAGACTACATTGGTGCAATTGATCCAGCAGCATACAACGTGGGACCAACAAACATTCGTGGCACCACCTGGAATACAGATCATGTGGGCGAAATTTGGTGGGATATTTCGTCAGTAAGATTTATTGACCCCAATCAAGACAGCATTGTGTATGCCAGCCGTCGTTGGAGTCAGTTGTTCCCAGGCAGTGTTGTTGATGTGTATCAGTGGATTGTGAGCCCAGTGGCTCCTGCTAACTACACAGGAGAAGGCACACCGTTGTCGTCTTTGTCCTACACTGTGAACACTCGACTGACCAAGGATGGTACGTTTGCCACAGAATACTATTTCTGGGTGCGCGGCATTACCACAACATCCACAAAAATCAACAAGACTCTGCCAGCATCCACTGTGGCCAGTTACATTGCTGATCCCAAGGCCAGTGGCATCCCCTTCATGGCCCCAATCAACGCCAGTACAATTGCGTTGTACAATTCTGGGGACTACATTGAAGCCAGTGACACTGTGATCAGTATTGAGTTTGATCGAGAATTGACCAATGACAACGTGCATACTGAATATGAATTAATTGCACAAGATCGTGCCAATGGATTCTTGAGTGACAACCTGTATCGCAAACTACAAGACAGTTTCTGCGGAGTTGACACATTTGGTAACCAAGTTCCAGATCCCAATCTAGGACCAGCTGAACAATACGGTGTGCAATTCCGCCCACGCCAGTCAATGTTTACAGACCGCTTTGAAGCACTGCGCAACTATCTGACTCATGCCAACACAGTGCTGGCACAGTATCCCATCAGCGAAAGCCGTAGTTTCAATCTGTTGAACTCTTCAGAACCTGAACCAACTGCCAACTCTGGGCTGTGGAATCTGAGAGTTGCCAACCTGGAAATTCTGGGATTTCAGAATATCTACACTGTGGCTCTGGGCTACCGGTACCTGGTGGTAACAGACAGCCTCAATCGCGGACTGTGGACAATTTACACTGTGTCGGCCAGCGATACCACTCCTGGTGTTCGAGTATTGATTCTTACTCGCGTACAAGGATACAATACCCCAGACTACTGGAGTTACATTGACTGGTATCGTCCGGGCTACAATTCCAGTACCAAAATTACAACACAAGTGGTAACGTACTCTGCTCTGGGCGCAATCAATGTGCCTGTGGGCAGCAGTGTCAAGGTCACAGCCAATGCACAAGGCAAATATGAAATATATCTGTTGACTGACCTTGGTTATGAACGTGTGGGCCTACAAGATGGCACAATTGCATTCTCCAGTGAACTCTGGGACTATGCTGTGGGACGTTTTGGATTTGATATCGAAGTGTTTGATGCACAATACTATGATCAAGAACCTGTAACAGAAACCCGCAAGATTATACAAGCCATCAATCAAGAACTGTTTGTTGATGATCTAGCCATTGAGCGCAATCGAGCTCTGGTACTGATGTTTAACTTTGTGTTGAGCGAATTCTCTGCACCTGAGTGGCTGGTAAAAACCAGCTTGATTGACGTGGATCACAGAATTCGTCAACTGTTGCCGTACCAAAACTATGTGCGTGACAATCAAGAATTTGTGAGTGACTACATTCAAGAAGTCAAGCCATACCATGTGCAGGTGCGCGAGTTCAATCTCAAGTACACTGGTTTTGATATTTCTCAAGGCGACTTGACTGACTTTGATGTGCCGGCCTACTATGACACAACTCTGGAAATTCCAAAATACATCAGCCCGATATTGTTGCCATACGAACACGGTACTGCGTTTAACTCAAGTATCAACGCTGCTAGTGACGCATCTGCTGCCAGCACAATCTGGAACACCTGGCCTTATTCACAATGGTACAACAATCATTGGTTGAGCGTTGACAGCACTCTCATGGTCAATCAAGGATCTGGCTACAGCACACCACCAGCTGTGATATTTGGTACAGAATGGACAGTATCTACCCCAATCACAGCAGGACAACAAATCTTCTACGTTGATAATTTGTACACAGTAACCTCCAGCGGCGTTACTGGAACAATTGCTCCGTTGTTCACTACAGGATCACAAGCAGATGGCACAGCAGCCCTGAGCTATGCAGGTGTGACAGCAACCGGAACAGCAGTAATCAACAGTCTGGGCCAAGTGGTAGCAGTTACTATTGATCAAGCAGGATCTGGATATCGAGCCGCTCCCACAATCACAATCACAGGCGGTAACGGTAGTGGTGCAGAATACTATGCTGTGGTAAACGGCCAAGGCAGTGGCCAGGTATACAATGCAGCCACAGTTCCGACCACTATAGAATCTTATGCCCTGACAAGATCTTTCCGTACTGTGATTCGTTATGATCGCTTCCAGTATTTCTCTGACGTGAGAGACTGGAACACCAATGGAACATATCAAGACGGTGAGTTGGTTCGTTACGATGACCGTGTATGGCAAGCTGCCAGCAGTACCAGTACTGCGGTTGTGGGACCAACATTCAATCTTGAAGACTGGACTCTGGTCAATGCTGCCACGTTCAACTACGGCACTGGACCTTATGGCTTAACAGGTGTTGATCGTACCATGGGCTTGTATGTTCCGGGAGTTAATCAACCTGGACTTGAATTACCACTCTTGATTGATGGAGTCGACTATCCTGGCGTACAAGTTTACGGCGACTACTTCCTGCGCGATCCCTTGGCAGTGGATGCAGACTACACCAGCGAGTTTACAGATCTAACCTTGGGTACCTTGCCCACTGACATCAATGTTGCGGGTGGTGAGTTTATTGGACTGTACGAAGGACATTCTCCTGAAGAATTGGTCAACGGTGCTGAATTTGACACACTAGACATGCGAGTGTATACTCGTCCGGGCGCAGACTGGAACCGTGATGGACATGGATTCCAGATAACCAGCATACGCTACACCTATGAAGCAGCAGTCACCGATGTCTACAGCTGGGCCGGAGTAGTCGAGCATCCGGTACAGATTCTGGTCAGCAATCAAACTACCGGACGAGATCTTGCCAGCGGTGTAGACTATTCAGTTGAGTGGGAAGATCAAACAATTACTCTGCTGACAGTGGCTGACGGCGATGGTATCAACATCAGTGTGTACGAACTAGGTGGCAGCAATCAATTGTATCGTGCCAACTATGCAGGTAGTACTACTGGGCAAACAGTTGTTATTCCGGTCAACAGCGCAGAAATCAATATCATGGCTGTGTTTGTCAACGGTGAAGCCATCAGCGGAGTTACCTGGGAACCATATATAGACAGTGCTAACTGGAATGTTCTTGGCACCTATGCCAAACTAGACGTGGTCAACAACAGTGGCAACTACTATCGAGCAATCCAGGCAGTACCACAGGGTGTGGCCATTACTGATGTGGCATACTGGTTGCTGTTTGTGCCCACACTGGAATCACAAGTGGATCTTGGCTCTAGTCCCGGCCCCGGAGCAGGTATTTCGTTAACTGCTTTGGGCTTGACCACTGTAGTAGCTGGCTATTTTGTAATTGGTCAACAGTACACTATTTCTATTGTGGGCACCACCAACTTTGTTGCTGTGGGTGCTGCGGCAAACACTGTGGGCACTGTGTTTACTGCAACCGGCATTGGCAGCGGCACAGGAAAAGCAACGGTTTCCTACAGCTGGAGCACACCACAGGTGCAGTATTTTGTGGTCACACCTTCACAAGCCACTACAAAAATATTCACCCTGACCAACAGTGCAGGCGGCACCAATTCAGTCAACATGATTGTTACTCGCAACGGACTGCGTCTGCAGCCAGCAGAGGGCATTGAATGGTTGGGTGATGATTCAAGTGTGAGCTTTGGACTGCCGCAACGAGGTGGATATCAACAAAACATTATCAATGCTCCCACAGACGTTGTGGTCTGGGTTGACAACATCCTGCAGGTTCAAAGCGTGGGTGCAACTGTGGGATCATTCAGCGTCACAAACTGGACAGGTTCAAACACACCTGGACGACAAGTGGTGTTTACATCACCACCTGCCAGCGGATCAAGAATTTTGATCACAGTGAATACTGAAGCAGACTTTGATGTGGTTGGTCAAACATTGCAGATTGTGTCTGCACTCAATATTGACGACGTTGTTGCTGTTACTACCTGGAACGATACTGCACAACAAAACGCACTGAGCCTGGTATTTGTGGGACCAATCTTTACTGGGCTCACAGTAAGCGAACCCTATGACAGCACCACATATGACGAAGGTGCAGTGTCTGAAGCTCCAGGATCTTATGATTATTCAGCTGGTGTGCTCATAGCCAACAACGACTTTTACCTGCAACGTGATCCAGTTGCCGCAGGCAGACTGTGGGTCACACTGGATGGATATAGACTGTTTGAAGGTGCAGATTATGTGGTTGAAAACGGCTACTTGATCCTGGCCACCGGAGTCATTGGCGCAGCACAGGTGCTGGTAATTACAGAATTCACCAACAGCATAGTGCCGGAAGCCATGACATTTAGAGTGTTTCAGGACATGCGCGGTGTTCAAGCAACCTACAGAATTACTGATGCAACAACCACAACACTGGCACAAAATCTCACAGCCACAGACAACATTGCATATGTGGTCAATGCTGCGGCCCTGAGCGATCCCAACTTGACTCAGGGCGTTTTTGGAGCAGTAACTATTGACGGCGAGCGTATCATGTATCGCGAAAGAAACACAGCTCTCAACACCATCTCAGGACTGATGCGTGGTACAACAGGAACAGCAGCAGCGCCTCATTTGAGTGGCGCAGAGGTATATGATATTGGTCGTGGCAACTTGTTGCCTGCACAGTATCAGGACTATATTGTGAGCGATTCCACACTGGGTGATGGCACAACCAGCGTGTTCTATGCACCAAGTATCTTGTTTGATGACTTCTTGGATTCCAGCAGCGAGCGTCCAGCTGTGGAAGTTTATGTGGGCGGAATCCGACAATATGCCTACAGCGACACCACAGCAGTCAGTCGTTATCGTTGGTTTGTGACTGACTATGATCCGCTGGCAGTGGACTTTGTGGTTGATGGCAATGTTCATCCCCCACTAGAAGCACCGACAGCAGGGGCAGAAGTCACAATCCTGGTACGTCACGGCGTAACTTGGTACCAACAGGGCGTGGGCGAAGCCAGCAACGGTATTGCACTGCAAGACACAGACACCCAGGCCGCAAGGTTTTTGCGAGGCTTTTAAACTAGGTAAATAAACTATCATGCCAAACACACAGTCTACACAAACGGTTGAGCTTAAAAAAGAGGAAAAACCTCGCAAGCCCAACGAAACTGGGTCAGTATCCGTACAGGCTCACATGAGAATTTTTGATCCAAAAACACAAAAAACCTACGTGGAGGGGCGAGCATGATAACTCCAGGATTGTGCAAAATTGAAGGATTTATCAAGATCACTGATCCTGCCACAGGTGAAGTTTTGGTAGACAAAAAGAATGCTATCCATTACGAAAATATCTCTGTGGCCATGGCTCAAAGTCTAGCCGATCGTAACCTGGGATACATCTATCAAATGGCATTTGGCAACGGCGGAAGTTCTGTTGATCCCACTGGCGTGATCACGTATTTGCCGCCAAACACCACAGGACAAAACGCAGACTTGTACAACCAAACCTATCAAAAGGTAGTGGATGACAATTCAGCAGCAGACACTGACCCCACCAACAACAAAATGACTGTGCTACACACAGCAGGCAATGTTTATACTGACATTCTTGTGACATGTTTGTTGGACTACGGCGAGCCCGCAGAACAGCAGGCCTTTGACAACTCAACCAATTTCAACGGTGAGTTTGTGTTTGACGAACTGGGCCTCAAGGCCTGGAATGGTGCTGCTGATAATTTGCGCTTGATCACTCATGTGATCTTCCACCCAGTACAAAAGAGTTTGAATCGCCAGATTCAAATTGATTACACAGTGAGAATTCAGACATTGAGCAATATCAATGCTGTATAAATATTGAAATAGGAAACTGATATGGCATATACAATCAATCTAACCGACGGTACAGTTTTTGCTACCGTCAACGACGGCACAGTTAATACTGCTAGTAGCATGACACTGGTGGGCAAAAACTATGCAGGTTACGGAGAGTTTTTGGACGAAAACTTTATCCACTTGTTGGAAAGCGGTTCAAATACCACAGCACCTGCTGCTCCACTAACAGGGCAACTATGGTGGGACAAAACCAATTTCTTGTTAAAAGTCTACAATGGCACACTGTTCAAAACCATTAGTGCTGCTACTTCTAGTGCATCTGCACCAACCAGCAATGTAACAGGCGACTTGTGGTATGATACCACAAATCAGCAGGTCAAAGTATATACTGGTTCTAGTTTTATTGTTGTGGGCCCTGCATTTACATCAACTGAAGGTACAGCTGGCGCAATTCCTGAAACTGTTAATGACAACACAGCAACACCACATTATGTAACCGGCTTGTATGTGGCTGGTACTCGTGTTGCTATTGTGAGCAAAGATGCAAACTTTACTGCTGCTGCTCCTACTTCCACACTGTTCCCCACAATCTACAAAGGTATCACAATCAGTAACTCAGCAGACACTGTGATGGCCGGCAATGTCAGAAACACAGGCAACGTTGTTGTTACTTCTGGCGGTGCTACCACTGCTATTATTCAGCCCACTGGTGTGTTGATTACAGGGTTCAACTCTGTTACTGGCAACGTCACTGGCGGCAATATTCTAACTGCTGGCATAGTCAGTGCTACTGGAAATGTTACTGGTCTAAACTTTATAGGTAATGTTATTGCACCCCCGGGCGGTCCGTTAGCCACTACTGGTAATATCACCGGCGGCAATTTGTTAACAAGCGGCCTAGTATCAGCAACAGGCAATGTCACCGGCGGCAATATCAACACAGGCGGCCTGGTAACTGCTGTTGGCAATGTGCGCGGAGGCAATGTTATCAGTGCTGCTGCAATATCAGGTGTGTCAATCGTGGCCAGCGGCAACGTTGATTCGGGCAACTTGAGATCAACGGGTCTAGTTAGTGTGACTGGCAATATTTCCAGTGCAGCCAACATAGCAGGAACATTTTTCCTGGGCAACGGTAGTCAACTCACAGGCTTGAGCCTGGGCGTTAGTGTTACCAAGTTTGTGAACGGCACAACAGAAGGCAACGTTGGTGTTACCAACGGCAACATCAACTTCAATGTTGGTGGTGTATCAAACGTTGTGGTCATCGACACCAGCACAGTTTATGCCAACGTGGTAAGTGTGGCTTCGATTGCCAAAACAGGAACAAATGCAGTAGGCAACATTGGTAGTTCCAGCAACTACTTTAACCAGGTGTTTGCGCAGGCCACCACAGCACTTTACGCTGACGTTGCGGAACGTTTTGCATCTGATGAATTACTAGAGCCAGGCACAGTGGTTGAACTGGGCGGTACCCAGGAAATCACAAGAAGTCTTACTGCTTTAAGTGAAAAAGTATTTGGTGTCATAAGTACAAGACCAGCTTATACCATGAATGGTGGCGCTGGCGAGGACGACACCCACCCCAAAGTGGCCATGACTGGACGTGTACCTGTCAAAGTTACTGGATACATCCGCAAGGGTGATCGATTGGTTGCGGCCGGCGACGGCATTGCAAGAGCAGCACAACCCGGTGAAGCCACAGCATTCAATGTAATTGGGCGAAGTCTGGTTGACAAGACCACCCCTGAATCAGGTACAATTGAAGCTATTGTAACAATCAAGAACTAAACAGGAAATAGATAATGGCATATTCATCAGGCGGATTAATTCAAGCAACCGACTACAACGGTTTTGTCAGCACCACTGCAGGTGCCAATGTCAATGACATCTGGAGCACAGGATCTGGAGACAAGGGCTGGGGGCAATCGGCACTGAGCACAGTCAGCGCACTCGGTACAGTCACTGCCACAAACTGGGCCAGCCTGGTCAACACCTTGTCAAGCATGGGCAGTCAAACTGGTACCACTCTCACAGCAAGAACAGCACCCACCACAGGCACCTTGATTGCTGTGCTAGCAGCCTTGAACACAGATCTAACCAACATCACCGCCAACAGAAACAATGCTGTGGCTGTGGGATCACAATTCACGGGCTACACCGGAGTCAACAGCAAGCTATTGGCCACATCAGGAGCAACCTGGACCATCACGTTTACCAACACAGTAACATTTGCCAGCGCAGCAGCAGCTAGGCATTTCTTCAATGGCGGCGGCCTGATCAAATTGCAGACCAGTAAAACTGCCACAGGCGCCCTGGGCGATCCAGAATGGAATGACTTGGCCAACACACTGGCTGGCGCAATCTTTTTTTCAGGTGCAGCAGCAGCCCACACCATTGCAGCAGTTAGTTACACAGGAACAACCAAAATTGGCGGAACAGGCACACCCAGCACACTCAGCACAGCCACTGGTTTCTATGCTCTAACACCCGGGGCAGCAGCCACAATTATATACAAGCAGTTTGCTGATACGGCTCCGTATACCGCAAACTTTATTCAGCATTCGGTGGCTCTCAATGCAGGATCTACTGTGTTGACATTCACCACAGTCTGGAGTGCTGCTGACGGAGATGCGATTTCGGGCGGCACCGCAAGTTCTGGCGCAACACCTGGCACAGCACCCACCACAATTTGCACCTATACTCCACCATCAAGCACATACCTAACCACCGCAAGTTGGGGAACACCTACTGTGCTTGCCACAACAGCTTAACCAAAAGGGGCAGTTGCCCCTTTACTTTTATCTGGATTTGTCGTATAATACAGCATGGATACTGATGCTTTAATTGCCCACGCACGAGTACGTTTTGATCATGTGGCTGCTCGCCGCGTACTAAAAGAAAAATACCAAGCCCGCATGTTGTTTGCCTACCGCGGCGGAATGTGGCGTGCTGATCCTGAACTGCTGGTATTGTTGGCCACTGTACCTCCGGGCGATGCAGTGGTATTGGACCTGTATGAAACTCCGGTACAGGTCAATCCTGCACAGCTACGAGGCCTGGCCATGCAGTTATGGCAAGAGCAAATGAATGCATGGCTGGTGGAACTTGATCAACAACGTCAACTACGATGACCTGCGGCGCACTGATATTTGCCTTCAACAACGAAGCCACTGACTATGTGAGCATGGCCGCCTGGAGTGCAGGTCGTATTCGCCACCATCTGGGCATACCAGTTGCTGTTGTGACCAATAGTCAAGACAGTACACTGAACAAAACATTTGATCAAGTTATCTACGCAGAACCTGAATCAGGTGGCACAAGATTTTTTGAAGACTACAACTCAACTGTGACCTGGCACAATGCTGGTAGAGTAGATGCATACGCTCTCACTCCCTGGGAACAAACACTGGTACTGGATGCGGACTATGTGGTGGCCAGTTCGCAATTGAAATTTGTGCTGGACAGTAACCGTGATTTCATGTGTCACGATCTTGCATATGATATTGCAAAATCTCGATACCTAGATGAACTGAACACATTTGGTGAACATCGACTACCCATGAGCTGGGCCACTGTGATGATGTTTCGCAAGAGCAACACCGCAGCCTACATATTTGACTGCATGCACATGGTGCGAGACAACTGGGACCATTACAGAGCCTTGTACAAGATTCAAAAAAGTACCTATCGCAATGACTTTGCACTGAGCATCGCCCTGGGAATCATCAGCGGCGGCACCTGGAGAGTTGACAGTATTCCCTGGAGCCTGGCCAGTATACTGCCCGAGTATGACCTGGAACAAATTGCCAAGGCTGACGAAACATTCAAAATCACACATCGTGCGTCTGATGGAGGAAATTTGTACTGTTCTCTAAATGGCGTAGACTTTCATGCCATGGGCAAAAAACATCTTGGAGACATCATTGCGACCCATAGCTGAACAGGGCTACTTGATTGTGGCACAAAATAGCAGTCAAGTCAATTATGTTGACTGTGCGGTCACACTTGCCGGAACAATTCGACACTGGCACCCTGATGCACAAATCTGTTTACTCACCGATGAAACCGCCATCAGCAACACCTTGTTCAACTATGTTCATCAATTGAGTGAGCCCTTGAATACCAATCCCTATGCCAATGACTGGCAAGTGGTTGACAAGACTCCGTTTCGCGAAACTATCAAACTAGAAGCAGACATGCTGATTACTAGTCCAATTGATCATTGGTGGAACATGCTACGTCATCGCGACGTTGTGGTGTCAACTGGCTGTAGAGACTGGAAAGATCAGACAGCAAAAACACGCCACTATCGACAGGTGTTTGACAACAACAATCTGCCAGATGTGTACAATGCCATTACCTATTGGCGCAGGAGCAAAACATCTCAGACGTTTTTCAACACTGTGCGCAGCATTTTTGAAAACTGGAGCGAGTATCGCAAACTGTTGAAGTTTCCCGAAGATGTGCCATCTACTGATGTGGTGTATGCCATGGCAGCAAACATCGTTGGTGCCGAACAGTGTACCATGCCCTTTGCTGATTATCCGCGCATAGTACACATGAAACGCCATGTAGCAGGCACACAAACCGAAGACTGGACACGTGAACTCAACTGGGAATACCGGGACTGTCTGCTGCGAGTAAATACCGTGGCACAGTCAGGTGCATTCCACTACAATGTCAAGGAGTGGCACCGTGGACTTGACTGAATTCTGGAACATATTACATCACGAACCTGTTGCGCATGCAGTAAGTTATAGATTGTATCACGACCTGGATGGCAATCCATTATTTTACAGCATGGATAATCTACCAGGTACATACATTGAAATAGACGCTGTGACTTTTGCTCGCAGTCCCATGCATGTGTGTGTGCGTGACGGAAAATTAATACAACGTGTGTGGACAACAACCACAAAACTTGTGCCTGCTGACTCTGGATCCCCTTGCGATATTCGCAATGTCGCTGTAATCGTCAGTGAGCACAAGCACCATCAAAAATGGACAAAGAAAACTTATGAAACAAATTGATATAGCAGACCTAGATGTAGTATTTTTGACATTCGACGAACCCAAGAAAGAAGAATACTGGGCAATCATACGCAACATGGTGCCATGGGCTCAGCGTGTGGATGGTGTTCGAGGATCAGATGCAGCACACAAGGCTGCGGCAGCTGCCAGTGCCACCGAACGATTTATCTTGATTGACGGCGACAACATGCCTGACGCCAAATTCTTCAATCAAACCCTGGAGTTTCCCACAGCTGATTATGACTCTGCTGTGTTTCGTTGGCGAGCAAGAAACGCCGTCAACGGGCTCATGTACGGCAATGGTGGACTGAGTTCCTGGACAAAAACTTTTGTGAACCGCATGCGTACACACGAAGCCACTGATGGCCGCACAGAAACACAAGTGGAGTTTTGTTTTGATCCCTTATACTGGGCCATGCACGACTGTTACTCAACTACCTATCCCAATGGATCTGCTTTTCATGCCTGGCGTGCAGGATTCCGTGAAGGTGTAAAGATGTGCCTGAATCGTGGTGCCAAGCCCACACTGGCAGAGTTCAAGGATCGTGTGCATCAACGCAACCTGGACCACCTTACCATCTGGCACAACATAGGTGCAGATGTTGATCACGGCTACTGGAGCATGGCAGGTGCAAGACAAGGCACCTACATGACCATGCTCACAAACTGGGATCATACTCAGGTGCAGGACTTTGATGCACTAGCCGACTTATGGAAGACTGTGGAATCCAGTGATCCAAGATTGTTAGCCGGACGTGTGGCAGAAGATCTGGACCAACAACTGGATCTTCCCATGGCTGCGCTGGAAGCAGAACAAAGCAAGTTTTTCAAGCATCACTACCGAAGCAACTGGCACAATGAGGGCATCATGGTTCGAGAGATTGATGTTATTCGAGCACAAGAAGGTTGGTAATGAACAAAGGCGATGGAGCCACTGACAACAAAAGCCATTTCCTAACAGCCGCAGAAAAAATGCAGGCCGATCTGGGTCCTGCGTTATGTCTTGCCAAATGGAAACAGGTCAGCTTGCACCTGCCCACAGGTCTCAACAACTCATGCTATCATCCGCCCTTGCACCGAATACCCATCGAAGACATTGGACGTAATCCGGCAGCATTACATAACACTCCGCACAAGAAAGAACAGCGCAAACTCATGCTAGCAGGCATCAAACCTGCAGAGTGCAGCTATTGCTGGAACATGGAAGCACACAACAAGCTGAGTGATAGACACTATAGATCAGGTGAGCCATGGGCAGCCAAAGATTATTCAGTAATTACAAAATCAACAGGAGATGAAGATGCTATTCCCAGTTACGTGGAAGTTAATTTTAACAATGTTTGCAACCTTGCATGCAGCTATTGCAGCCCGCAGTTCTCAAGCACTTGGCAGCAAGAAACTGATCGGCACGGTGCATATCCTACTCTGGTG